GCCAAAATATCCGTCTCCGAACAGAAGTTCATACTTTTCGTCCTGAACTTCTTGAATCAGATAGATTTCTGAACTCTTATTGATGTTTAAAATGTTGTCTACACGGGAATATTCTCTTCCTTCACCACTATCAGAGAGTCCTTTGACCTTAACAACGATTGTTGAAGTATCAATGAAGGAATTATCAAGGATAAAACGCTGATCAAGTGATCCATCGACCACAAATTGCTTCTTCAGGTAGGTTCCTTGATAAATTGTGATATCACTGAACGTAGCAGCACCAGAATTGATTGTTGTAGTGATGCTTTCTGGTATTGAGAAGATATAATTGCTGTTATCTGATGTCCCTACGCACACTAGACCCGCCTGTAAGGTCAATGTATCCGACCCAGAGGTAGTTTGTGCACTTAAACTTACCGTTGCCTTAGCGGCGTTCCTAGAGCGAGGTACATATCCAATATTTCTAGCGAGAGAAACGACGTTTTCTCTCAAAGTTGCTGAATCCAAGAAGGATTCATTGACTACCATATTCGCATTGAATGCATTAATGTAAGTATTATATGCTAACGTGTCGATCAAGACAGAAAAGTTGGACCCCTCAAAGTCAAAATCCGTGAAATTTGAGTTAGCACGGAGATAATCTTTGATCGAGGTCCTTATCTGGTCAAAATCTAGGTTGGTAAATTTTGTAAAAGGCATCTTTTTATCTGGTAGCCTCTAATAAGAATGTAAATTGCTGAACAGGAACGTCTTGACCGATGATATTATACAAAACAACAACCTCAAACGTGTTATTATCAGGTTGAGGATCAACTTCTACCCTTACATTATTGACTCTTGGTTCAAAATTAGCAATTGTAGTCAAAATTTGCTCTTGAATGAGGGTAGCAGTACCAAAATCGACGAAATCAAACAGACTTGAACGCACATCAGACCCTAAAAGTGGTTGAAAAAAGCGTTCGTTTGGTATTGTTTGTACTAAATTACGAATTGATCTGGTAATTGCCGCCTCATTCTTAAGTATGGGTAGGTCTTTAGTCACAGGATGGGGCTCAAAAGACAAACTAATGTCCTTGAATGCTCTAGAAACCCGTGAAATCGCCATTTGTCAAGAAGTTTTCTTGCTTTATTTATATTTACATCCAAGGATTGCCATATGTTGGCTCTGTTCCATAGTCCCAATCATCATAATCTTCATCATTTCTGATCTTTTCATGAAGTTGTGATTGTTTCTTCAAGTCATGAGTCTTCTCATAGTCCATGATTTCCTGAAGAAACTCCTTTTTCTCCTCATAGACATTGATTTTTTCCATTGAACCATAGTCTGAGACGAGACGATCAGTTCCCCATAATTCTCTCATGAGTTCTTTGTTTCTATCGACAGGTGAATTACCCATTTTAGCTCCTGATTTACATGAAATCAGAACTTTTAGAGGGGTTGCTATCCCTTATGTGCGTATTTATTCGCATAAAAAAGGGGCATGGTGTGCTGCCCCCTTGTAGTATTCAACCTTTACCTTGACCACGGTAACGCTTTTTCGCTTTATTGCGAGAAGACGCCGCATACTTTGTATTCATCCCCCGCCCTTGACGAGTTTTCTTCGGCGCACCTTCCACATAACCGCCACCTTTACGCATAGCCATAATAATTCTCCTTAATAATTTCAGTGTCCAATTCATCAGGTCTTGGAGAGCCTGTCTGATAATACTCTACCGACAGGTCCTCCATTATATCGAAATACTCTTCCTCAGTCAAGTGGGAGTAAATCTTCCTCCCTCTACAATAGATATTGTAAAGTTCGTTAGCCATCAAATAATCCTTGACTTTTCGTGACCAACTCTGATACGAGGATCGCACCAGATTTCAAAGCCTGCTTCCTTTGCATCCAAACAGAACGATACATCTTCTCCACACATATCTTGAACCTCTCCAGATTCAAAGACTTGCATCTTCGGAGCAAACCAGGGATACTTCATCTCTTCGTGCTCAAAGACACCATGCTTAATCATCAACCATCCAAATCCTGCATAGTCAACAGTGAATGGTTTCTTACGACGAGACATCGTTTCTAACGTTTCATGGTTCATGACTCCACCATTATTACGGAAGTCATCTTCCTCCATCCAGTGTGCTACAGAGGTCGTTTGCCCGTCTTCCGTACAATACCAACCACTAGCAATATCTTGATCCATCAATACTAATTGTAAAAACTTTTCAGTATTGAATACAATATCACTATCAATCCATAATTGATAATCATACTTTAGCTTGCCGTCCCAGGGAATCTGGTCTGGTCCACGAAGCACATTCGCCCCTAGGCACTTGCATCGTGCGAAGTTGACCATCGAAGAATAGTCTTGCGAAATCTGAATACTAGCACCACTCTGTACGATATCAAAACAGAGTTGTACGAAGTTCTTTAAGAAAGTGTAAGAAACTCCACGACCAGGTAGACAGAAGACGATTGATTTACCACGGATCATCTCCCGTGCCTTGTCATAATCGAATTCGACTTCCTTGGTGACTGTCGGAGTCTTTGCTTTTACAGTAAATCCTTTAGCCATAAGACAGTGTAATTACATCAGTTATCATACATCATTATCTATGTGAGGTCAAGGTCTGGAAATCTCTGAGATAATGATCGAGTCCCCATCGACTTCCATATTAACTTCAGTGCCCTCGTACCACCCAAAATCATTCAGGATCCACTCAGGTATTGTTACATAATACTCCCCAGTTACAGGATCGACCTCTACAGTCGTAATATTTTCTCCGGGATTTTTTTGCATTGGAGGTTTTTGTGTTTCCATTTTTGTTTTATATAGAAAACCTGTGAGTTGGACTTTGGATCTTATAAAGAGCTGGCGATCGTAACACTTTATAGCTTATGGGGACCCATGGGTTTTTAAACGGGCGGGGCGGGCACGCCCCCACAACGGGGGGCACTGCCGGATCACGAACCCAGAGGGTCACCCCTGACCCCAACGCTCCTGGCGCTGGTAGGCGTACCCACTCACAGGGCAGCGGTGAGGGAAGCGATACCCTGCGGCGTCACGGTAGACCCCCGCCAGGTCAACAGAAGAGAAGCGGGCGACCTTTCCCTCATAAGAGGGTTGGGTGTCGTCGTCACGGACGGGCACCCACTCAAGGGCACGGGTGGAGAGGTTGGAAGTGGTGACGTAACGCATGGGTTTGTCTGAACTGGGTTTATTGTAGCACGGATGGGGTCAGTAGCAGAGCACCTGGGCGTCGGCGTCGTTGACCATGGCGGCGACCTTATCCTGCTGCAACTTCAGAACGACCTGAGAGTTGCGGTTCGCTTTGGACAGACCCAGGAACGCTTTAATGCCGTTGTTGCTGGTCACACGGAGACGGAGACCCAGGTCCAGAGTCTGACCCATACGCTTGAGAACAATACGACGGGAGGTCGTACCCTTACCAGCGACCAGGTGAGCAGTCCAACCGTCAGAGAGGCAACGGGCAGCGAGCAGGGAGTCGTGCCCCATGATGTAGCAACGCTGGGCGGCGGTGTCGTTGATGACCATGCTCATGCCGTGGTTGGCGGTGATGAGTTCCTGAACCAACCAAGCGGTGAGGGTCTCAGACGTAACGGCGTTCAAAGCGTCGTTGCAGACCTCATTAAAGAGGTCACGGGTCTCTTCCACAATGGCGGTACGCTCAGCGGCGCCCCAGTTGCGGGCAGCACCCACAAAGGAACGGAAGTCGTCAAAGCGGGCAGAGTCCAGCAGGTCGTCGGTTTTGCTGGTGTTCACCCAGTCGAAAGACCCGTTCTTCAGACCTGCCTTATGCTTGATGCTGATAGGGGTAGCGCCCGCCATGGCGTCTGCTTTGTTACGGGTGCCGCCCAGGTGGGTGACGGTCTCAGCGAAGACGCCATGCTCATTCAGGAGGGCGATGGTGTCGTGCTCGTTAGCAACGCCAGAGTGGTGAACGGAACCGTTGGTTTGGAAGGTCATGAGGAATCGGGTGAGCGCCACCCGTCTGAACTGAAAGTAGAATAAGCGATTTTGGGGGTCAGGTCAAGACCCCCGGACCAGTTAGGCGACCGTCACAGGTCCTCCATCATCTCATTGATTTCCATGCCGTCGATCGCAGGATCATCCCAGCGGCAACCATCGGGGGTCTCTTTGCTGCCGCATTCCTGCAGCATCATCACCAGGTCCTGATAGGTGCGGCAGCGGCGGGCAGCGCGATAGAGTCCCTCATCGTTCTGAATCCAGAGGGAAACGTTCCAGGTCTCCCAGTTTGCCCAACCGTTGAAGGTGGTGTCGGTTGCGGTGCTCATCGGTGTCGTTTGAACTGAAGTCATTATAGGGTGGAGAAGCGTCCCATCGGTTGGGCGGTGGACAGTTGCTGAATTGCCATCTGCTCCATGATGGGTCGCCAGTTCAGAC